ATGTTTGTTTACAATACACTTGAAGAAGCAGAAATAATGCTAACAACATGGAAGCGCGCACACAAAGACGCGTTTATTTGCCGCCGTACATCTCAACAAGTTTTAAACTTTTATCAATTCTACACTTATGATTAAGCACGTAAGCATTAAGCAAAACAACCACCGAAACAAAAGCGGCATATTACAAAAATTTTTATCGGAAGCGCAAAAGTATAAGCCGTTAACATTTGAACAGGAACGCACGGCAACACGTGAACAGCTGATAAATCATAATATGTTATTTGCGGCATCAATAGCCTTTAGATATGATAACGCGCAAATAGATATAATGGATTTAGTAAGCGAAGCTATGTTAGGTTTAATCAAAGCGGCCGATACATTTAATCCAGCGTTTCAAAATAAATTTATCAGCTATGCGCTATTTCATATTCAGCAGCATATCAAAGATTTTATTGATACTAAGAAAAATGTTGTTAGATACCCGCACAGGCTGCAACAAATTAAATACGCCATTGCCAATATTCAGGAACCTGACACAGAAGCGCTGGCAAAACGTTTTAACGTTAAAGAGCGCGTTGTAAAATCTGCTCAATGTATAGCAGGCTTTGTTAGCTTAGATGAAACAAATGAAGATGGGGACAAAATATATCAGGTTGCATCAGATGACCTTTGTGATAAGCATGTTTTAAAGTTAGAACAAAATGAACTTTACAAAGATGTTACCCGGTGTTTAACTGCTAAAGAATTAGAAGTTTTAAAGTATAGATACTTTGATTCGTTCCCTCAAGAACTTACACAAGTTAGCCAAAAAATGAATATTAGCCGTGAACGAGTTAGGCAAATTCAAGAACAGGCATTAAAAAAAATACGAAATAAATATGCAAACGGAATCTAAATGGATACGCGAACTAATATTAAGCGGTCATACTGATAATATTGAACTTGGTTTAATCCTAAATGATTCTTTTAATTGTTTTCCGTTAACCCGTAAGTTTTACAGAAAACATAAGCGCTTTAAATTCTGGCAGCCATCGCGGCATTATTCAGTATTAGAATCAGAATCGCGTTATTATTCGTGGGTTGCACTATTAAATAACGAACTTAAAACGCATAAGGCTTACTTTTGGTTAGACTTTAAAGAACCTAAGTTTAAAACGCCGTGGGAGCATTGGCAGCTGCATATTACTAATTATTTGAAATGGCCTTATAATGGCCCAATGTTTACAGGCGGCGGCCATCCTTATACTACTATGTTTGCAAGATGGCGTAATTAGCACCTTATTTTAGTTTAACGGCTTAAAGTAACATAAGAATATTTATATTTTACTTTGCGGCCTTAAAGTAACATAACTTTTTATACTGATATGTTCACAAAATACTAATGTTCATTTTACGTGAACGTTAGTACATCTTACCGTTAGCCAAAAACTTATCGGCCCAAACGTTAACTTGTTCTACGTAAAAATCGCCATTGTCAGTTATATTGACGATGGCGAAACCATTTGCCCACAATTGGCGCTGGAATCGCGGCATATAGCTAAAACCTTTTGATTTAATATCATATAAACCGCCAATGTTAAACGCGGCCCTATTGCCTGAATGATAGCATTGTACCCGGTGCGTATGACCAAACATAACTGAATGCTGTGTTTTATCTAAGTGCGCTTTAGCTGCGTGAATAGATGTGTAAACGCCGTGAACTATATCTAAGTGTTTACCAAGCGTGAAAAAATCACTTTGCCAATCTGTTTTAACTTCCCATCCACGTTCATACAAGTATAGCGCATCAGTAGGATTTATTAAAGCGCCGCCGTATTTGGCATTATCTTTTTCTTTTATATGCCTAAAGTATCGGTCTTCATGGTTGCCAAATAGAAAATACTTCTTTGCGCCTTTGAACGCGCTGTTAATATCATCAATACCTTGTAAGCCATCAATATATTCATCTTGCAATGTTAGGCCCGATAAGTTGGCCAATGATTCAGCATTATAGCTGCCAAGGGTATAAAGGTCTAAATAATCGCCCGCTAAAACAATGCCGTGTAAATTTGTGCCGAGTTCAGATATTAGCCTCAGTAGTTTTTGCCATAGTATCTGATTGTGAAACGGCCTATGTACATCACTAATAACTAACCAGCGCTGCAAACTTTTGTTTTGTCGGCGCTTATCATTTATTAGGTTTTTCCAATATTCTACTTCTTCATTAGAATGTACTTTAATTTTGGGGCGGTAAATCATAGGGTTATAATTTTATATCTTGACAAAACGTATTGAGTAAATACCTCAAATTATCTAATAAGTCGGCTTGTCGTTCTTCGCCTTTGCCTTTAATGATTCGGCGGCTGTTATCTGATTTGATACGCAAACAATCCATACGTAAACCCGGACATTTGTCTTCATAAATCTGAAAGTCTGGACACATGCTAATAATAGTATTTGTTTGCACGTAGCTTTCAGCGTGTAATGGGTTAGCTTTAGGCACTACAAAGAACCGCGCGGGTAACTGCAATTCTTCTTGTATAATTTCGTAATATGTTTTAGATACGCGCTGTCTACCATCGGAACGGTCACCACTCGCATCACCTGTAATTAGTAATGGAATAGTACAGGGGTAAATAGCAGTATCAGACCAACGCCCGATTTTCTTATTTGTTTCTGCAAATACCCATTCGCGAAATGCTTGACAGGTGTCATAGATTGATGCTTCACCGCGTTCTTCACTACCTATCTTAAATTCTTTAACTATATGCACACCATATCGATAACGTGAACGTGCTGATACATCAGGCGCCAATGTAGTTTTGCGCATAACGGCGGCGGTCATAGGTATTTTATTAAAGTCAAAAGAAACGTAAATCTGTTCCGTTTCCCAATTTATTTTTTTTGACTGCTGAAATACTTTTTGCTGAATGCTTTTGTCCTTTAGCACATAAACCCACGCTTCACCTGAATAATCAACAAATACAGATTTATATTCTTGTTCAAATGTTAGGCGGTCCAAATCGCGGCTGGCATCAGCTACTTCGTCAGGGTCAATGTTTGGGTTATCGGTTGTTTCCATCCTAAACGTTATCCAGCTGTCGCTGCCGTTTTCGCTTTGTGGCAAATCTATATCATTATAACAATTCTTTTCTACGTTGCCAGCCTTAGCACCGTTGCGGCATAGTTCATACCAATAGTTATCTTTGCCCGCTGCTGTACCAATAAAAAACGCCTCACCTTTGTAGTCAGTTAAGGTAGGGCGGCTAACGGTTTTCCAATGATATTCTAATATGTGGCTCGGTATCTTTTGCGTTTCTTCATAGATTACCCGGTGATACTTTCGCCCGCGCCCTTTGTCCTTTCGCCCTTCATCGCCAATGGACCACACTTCTAAAACGCCGCCGTTAAGAAACTGCATTATCTTTGAAGTTTCATCTTTATGTTTAATGATGCCGCCCTCAGATATAGTCTTATAAGTATCTACAATCTTATTCCAGCTTTGTGCAAAATCTTTGAAGTCATCTACAAAGATACCTACAAACTTACCTTCAAATACAGCGGGGCTTATAAGCGGCAATGCAACCGATGTTATAAGTTCAGTTTTACCGAAACGGCGCGCGCAAACTATACAATTAAACCTGCGCTTATTATCTAATATTCGTTTTTGCCCTGTGTGCGGCTTAAACAGTTGTATGTTTATGTTGCGCGGCACTACTTAGTGTCAGGTGGATACTGAATGTTTATGTTAATGTTTTTGTCGTCTTGCGTTTCGCCCTTCGGTTCTATTATGCCATAGTTAAAACCTAACAATAGTTTAGTAATTGCAGGATTTGATTTGCCATCTAAACCCCTTACTACTTTGTTTGTTAGTATTTTATGTTTCGCCCGCGCTATAAATACCGAAAATTCAGGCCTTTCGGCGTAATTCAAAAGCGTATCAGCATCACAATCTAAAAAATCAGCTAAACCATAGATAGTATATGGTATTGGGTCTGGCAAATCAATTACTTCATAATAGTCACGTGTTTTTACAACTTCTTTTTTTGTACGTGATTCGCAATAATCAAAATAGGCTTCAATTTTACTTTGTAGTTCTTCGGGCGTTTTAAATAACAGTTTTCTACCTGCAATTCCTTTCATATTTTCGATTTAAGCAACTTTTAATACTTTTTGATACCTACACACCACTTTAATATAAAAATGCCTTAAAATGCCTTTTAAATACGTTTTAGGACTATATCTATATTATTATTAGTATTATTATTTATATTATTATTATTATTTATTATTATTGTTAACAGTTGTTACATTAAGTGTAACATATAACTAATTGATATATAGTACATGTTACACTGTTACGTATGTTACACTATATTCTACATATATGTGAGAATGAACATAAAAAATACACGCATATACGTGTTGAAGTGGTGTAACAAGTGTAACAGCGTAACAAGCTATGAATATCAGCGTTTTATGCGTTACAATTGGTGTAACATGGTGTTAACAAGTAGAAAGAACGTTTTTAGCAG